CGACGTTGATTGCATAGCAACTTAGCGAACAATACAGCCTGCTCGCGTTGCGTTACATACTGGCTAATGTCAAACGACTGGCGGATTGCATTGCTTTCATCTGTATCTCGCAACCGCACATCAACGCTTGCATTACGTGGAAACACATCATCGCTCTCGGTTTCCCGATAAATCACCGTTGCGATCAGATCCTGAACATTGGTGCCATAGTCCAAAAACTCTTCACGATAACTTCCCTCAAGAATGTTCCCCTGGTTGAACAGCGCAGAAATCGTTACCCGCCGATTGGCCAGGCCTGCATTATTCACTGGCACTGCAGGCACCAGCGTCTCCTTCCCGCCGATCTTGGCAAACTCCAGCAAACTGTACGGAGCAACTTCTGCCCAGAATTGCCGCCATGATCCAGCTTCTGAAATCAGCGGGTCCATGAATAACTGACAACCTAGTCCGTTGTTCTTACAGAATCGCTTAGACAATGCCAACATCTGCCATTCAACACCTGATGGCTTGGCATACTTTCCGATCCCGTTCTCCTTATCCAGTACCGTATCAGCGAAAATATCAGGTGCGTAACTGGTACTGTTTACATCCTTTGACGTTGCTCCAGTTTCTTCATCCACCACATAGCTATCCTTACCATTGGTGACATACGCTGTCACACTCCGCAAATCCTGCACACCGCGACCACTAAATACACCAAACGCCAACATGCTCATCGCGTCATACTTGCGCGTCAACTCTCCCAACTGTTGCTCTGTAACAGCTGTGATTGCAAACTCTGGCCCGCTCTCAAAACTAAACTGAATGTCAGTGTCTGACCGCACACTGAACAGATCCCATTCATTAGTTAATACAGGGCCACGATCCTTGAATACCCCGTTCACCCCAGCCAACCGCCCAATCCATCGGAACTGATTACCCTTATGCGTAAACGTCGCGCTGTTGCCTGAGTTTTCAATTACTGCAAACTGGCTGATGCCATTCTCTTGCATCTCCGCACCAATATCGCCAATCGGCTCAAACCTAAAATCCCACTTCCGCCCACGTACACCAGCCTTGAAATCAACGCTGATAAAATTGTCCAGATCCGTTGATCGCCGTGCTGCAATAATCACCGGCAGCAAGTCTGCATCACGCTGACCCAGTGGTCTGTAATACACCTTGAAGAATGCTGTCCTGGCCTTTACGCCATTGTCGGAGATCTTGTAACCATCGGGCTTGCTTTCGCCATACTGCCTTGCCCTACCCTGAATCCTACGGAATAGCTTTACCCGCATTGAAAATGAAATCAGATCACATGCCGTCACCGTCTGATACGCTGCAGCATCTGCCTTTACCAGTGCTTTGGTGTAGAAGTTGTCATCGTTCTTCGGTGCACTGCGCTCGCTATAGTCTGTAATTGGTGTCCGCCCTGCCGCAATGCACCTGAACGTTGCGCGGATCTCATTGTTATCAAGATCTACATCATCTGTAATCGACTGCAGCGCAAACTTGGCAGTCCCCAGCATGTACGTGCTGCCACGATCTAAACTTTCAACCAGCTGATACCGTGCTTCCTTTGCAGCTTCCTGCGCTACGTTATCCTTCTTAGCCTCTGCCTTTGCAAATACAATTGTTATCACTGCACCAACCGCATACCGTCCAGTGCCGCCAGCCCCCCATCCGTTACTGGTTAACGTAATCCCATTGTTGGCAGTCTCAATATCTCCATTCTGTTTCCGCTCCTGTACTTCTACATTGATCGGGATAGGATTAAACACCCCGCAGCTGGTCAAACTAGACGGGCTAAACGTCTGGCTAAATCCTGTACGCCGTACCGCACCATCAATGATTCGGCATACATCGTCAGCCGATGCAGCGCCTACCCTTGACGGATCACTATCATCACCAATCACTCGATCAGCAAACGATACACGACCGTTGCTGTTGTAATACAGCCATGTCTTTGATGCAGCAAACTCACGCAATGGCAGTTGGCCAAATGCAACACGATCCCAATCGATCGTACGCACTCTCGCCGCACCTACCACAAGCAACAATTGCATGAATTGACTGCTGCCATAACTCCGCACACTGCTCCACACCAGCGACGTTGCAACCCTCACCCCACCCCTTGGGTTCTGTTTGGTGTTGGTGTAGACCAGATTGATCGGATCGCCATACTGCGCCAGCTCTTGGGAGCTGTTGAACCCAAACCGTGGCGCAAACCGCTGCTCTCTTGTCTGCCGCGGTGATCGGCTACTGGGAAGCGATGGCCGCATCAGCAGCATGCTCGCCACCTGGAACAGGATGCCAACCACCGTCAAAATGATGGATGTGGTTAGCGGATCACCCCGTAACTCCTGCTGCCGTTCCTCGATGCTCTGGCTGCAGTCACGCTGCACCGCCAGAAAATCAAGGTACTCTTCCTTGCTTACCCCAAGCTGTTCAATCAGCTGGTGCTCATACGGCAGTAACGGTCTCATCGCATCCGAAAATACTGCCCAACACCACGCGGCATCGGTGCCTGTCCCACAGTCTGCCCAGCCGTGATAAACATCACCCACCCTTCAATTACCACACCCATTGCCGCACCACCCGTAGACGGAAACAGCAGCACATCACCGCATTCCGGCAATTCGACAACCTGACCGTTACGCTCTAAAAACCGCCGCAGCTGTAGCAATGTGAACGTGTCGGACGTGTGCTCTTCATACACCCACTCAAACTGCTCTGCATAATCTCGTAGCCCCAACCGGCGCCGTACTTCACACACCAGCTGGAAACAATCAGTGCAACCCTCGCCGTCTGATGGCCGCGCACCCCACCGATACTGCAAGCCGATCAAATCATTCATCGCAGGTACAAGTCTGCATTCAATGGCAGCACCCCTACGTTGTCGCTCGTTAAAGTACGCGCCGGGAAATCACTGCCCACACTATCCATTGCTGATCGAAAACGCAACTCTACCGTGTCATCATTAAACCCAGCGCCAGCACCAACGTAGTAATCCTCATACTGGTTGGCAATACCACCCGATGCTGTCAGCCACAGCGTCGTTAGCGTCAATTCACTAAGACGGTTTCCATTGCCTTCTTCGACTAACCTGAGCACCACTTCCAGATTGGGAAACAGCACCTGCAAAGGGTTGTTGTCACCATTCAGACTGGCCGTTGCACCATTGGCCTGAAACGGCGCAAAGTCATATTTTGCACCGACGTACTGATACTGCTGCCCTATAAAGTAGTTTTGATACCGATGTCTAGTGCCGGTGCTGGTTTGCAGATTGAACAGCTGCGCGATCCTAATCTGGCTGCTCATACGTTCAGCTCGCCAATCAGCGTCACAGTTACCGTTGCAATGCCGACTGCATTTTGCGCCCAGTCAATATCCGGCGGCTCGGCATACTCCCACAAGATATTGCTCGGCTTCCTCAGGTCTGTACGCAGTGGTGTGTCTACACCAGCAAACACCTCAGCTGGTAACGTGAACCGCTCAAATCCACCTTCAACACGCCCATAATGGTTCGTGATTTGACGCACATCACCTTGTCGCCGGTTGGCAAATGTCAATGACAGCTCATACCCATACGCCTTGTTGCCATAACTACGCTTCACCGTAGTTCCCGCCATACTCCGGTACGTCTTGACTGGATACCGGCCCAGACGCATCCGCCGACCGGATGGCTTTACCTGAGGGAACTCGATTGACATCAGCGGATCCCTACCCTGCTACGTGTGCTCGGGCTCTGCTGCAGTCTGTCCAGCGTCATGCTCATCCCACGCTTGGCGCCATCGCTTGCGGCGAGCTTCCTGGTTTCGCGGGCCGATGCCTGCAGCTGTTCAACAGTGACATACTCGACTTTGTTGATCGGGTCGTAACCAGTCTCAAAGCTCATATTCAACACCGGTGATCCGTTGCCAGCTGGTGATGCACCCATCAATTCACGCATCCGATCGCGGCCTACATCGTCACGCATCTGCATCGCAACAGGAATCCTGCGACCATCCGGCAGCGGTACATACGCTTCATTCATCATCCCCTCGCCAAACACTGCCACCTGGGGAGAATTGGCAACACCTCCACGGGAATACGTCCGCAACGGCATCGGGCCACGCGATGACATAACGCCGCCGTTTGCAAACCCCGTAAACCCTGGCGTGAAACTCAGCCCCGTAGACAAGCCTCCAGCGCCAAATGGCCCAGCTGCGCTGGGATTGAATGCCATCCCGGGCGCCGATGGAAAGGCAAACATCTTGGCAATACCAATCGCGATATATTGCGCAATCATCGTCTTGGCCGTCTGTATCAGCGCATCAGCCATTCCCTTAAGGAAGTCGGCAAATACTTCCTTGGCAGACCTGGCACCTGTCACCATGTCAGCAAAGCCCCTACTGGCCAGCTCTGCCGCCTGATCCGCTGCAGCACCCACCATCGGATACTTTTGCAGCAACGCATCCAAATCTGCCTTCTGCTGCTCCAGCGGGTTATACGCTGATGGTGACATTACATCCAACGTAAGCGCCTGCATCATCCGCACACGTTCGGCGATCAGATCATTGATCTCCTGTTCTTCTCGTTTCTGCAGAACCAGCAGGGCGCGATTCTTTTCGGTTTCAATTCGAGCCTTTTCTTTGTCGATGTTTTGATTAATCCCTAGCTGTTTCAGTTCTTCCTGTATCGCCAGCAGGTCAGTCTCCTGTTGCTTTGCCTTGTCGATAATCTCATTACGCTCAAACGCATATTCCAGCCGCTGACGATCAATCTCTGTCGTAGCACCCGACAACTCGATTTCTTTTTCCAGCTCCGTGATGCTCTTGGTTCGTGCTTCGACGAACTCTTC